GTTTGAATCGGTAGAGCATCACGGCCCCCTCCTTTCGGATTTCCCGTGACGGTTTACTACCATTGACAAATACTCGTAGGAGTGCGACACCGTCTTACGAGTTCAACGGCGCGTTTTTGTTCTTTTAGGGCGTTTTGAATTGTTTTTGGGATTTTTCGCGTTTTTTATTAGAAAGGGTACAGTTAGAAAAACAAACCTGTGGACCTACCACACTCGCGAGGTGTAGAAGCCCACAGCCCACACTTTTGTGAGTTGCTCGGAACGGCTAGAGTTGCCAGACTCTATTGTGGGTTTAAAACCACCCTAGCCTTGAATGTTGTACCTAGAAGCCAAAAGCAGCCTTCATAGCTATCTGTACAGCTGGATTCTTATAAACAGCCAGTGCCGTGTCAGCTACCGACTTAAGATCCGAAAAGGAGAATCCGGATATAGCTGAGGATGCTTTTGGTGTCTCTACATTCGTTGATGCTGAGCTCAAATTACCCCCATGAGGTACCATGGGGATAGAATTGAGTACGACCTGCATCTCACGCATGTCAAAGGGTGAGTCTTCTAGGGGATAGGCCGCGTTGTAACTGTTTTCTGGAATTGCCTCCCAGTGGGCAATAAAATCAAAAGAATAAACATTCGATGTACCAGTGGCAGTTGATGTGGTGTCTCCTAGTATGAGGACAACCATTGCAAACTGGCCACCCTCAACACATCCCTGACATGGCGGACCATTGAAGAAGGTAGGGGGTGGCACAGCTGCACCGGCTGTGGTCGTGTATGGTAAGTATGAGGTGGCAGCTGAGCCCTGGGTTAATTGGTAGTTTGGAACTCCATTTGGTGTCCAGTGGTACTCGAATACGCCGTCCTCAATCCTCGACTCAACACGATAAACCATAGCCTGGTATAATGTGCTGATACTAGGAGTAACTGAGCCTGTAAGAGTCGATAAACCTGAGAGGAAAGTACCCGAACCCGGCACTGTCAGCGCACCGTTCGTTACCGGTATGACACCGGCAACGAACCTCCCTGCTCGCTGGAGTTCAGTGCCTTCATAAGTCACCCTAACCCCCATGGATGTCAAACGGGATCTGCAATAGTCTGTTGCACCTGCTGTAATTGAGTCAAGGTTGGGCCAGTTAACCTGGTTGATGCGGGAGGTTCCTCCTGAATTGAGGTCAGAGAGTGATGATGAACCTGCCGCACCGGTGATCTGGTATAATCCTGCCCCAAGGTGAGGTGGAACGAACCATCCATTATTGTGGGTAGTTGAAGTGCCTGTTTGATCAGAAATAGCAGCGCGATAACTATAACGTGAAGTAATAGCGCCTGCAAGACCTGTCTTCTCGTCAGGTATGTGTGCTGCCTTGCATCCAAATGGATTGGTAATTGATTCAAGCCAAGAACATCTTTTTGCGATTGGGCCCTGGTAGAGTGCCGGTCTGCGGTTTCTTGAGCGTCTCTTTCTCTTTGGTTTTTGG